GAGGATGATGCTTATAAAGCTTTAATGAAGTTAAAGGGTATGAGACATAATGAAATATTGGTAGAGGGAGAGTGGTTTGCTCGAGAGGGAACTGCATACAGATATGGTTTAGAATTTGAGGGTAAACAACAATACTTTAGAAGAATCAACACAGGTAATGCTGCCAGTAATTTCTTCCAACAAGTCAATCGTTGGAGTGTGGATGGAACAATTGCACCAGGCCCAAAGAGAACTTGGGAAACAGAAAAATATATGACATCACTTATGGGTGCTGCATATACTTTGAAGTTACCAAAAATTACTGCGGGTAATCTTAGGATTATGTTGAGTTTGAGGAAGTATATTTGTTCTCAATTTAAACCTAATGTTGCAAAAGTATTGTATGATAAATTGGGTAGTGAGAACATATTAGATTTCTCTGCAGGCTGGGGAGATAGATTAGCAGGATTCTATGGTAGTGAGAGTGGTAAGTATTATCTTGGGATAGACCCACGAAAAGAAAACCATCCTATCTACAGAGAACAAAAAGAGTTCTATGAAAAACACAGAAATATGTTTTTCGAGGTTGATAAAGATTCAGAGTTTTTAGAATCACCAGCAGAAGATGTGGAGTTTGAAGAGTACAAAGATATATTTGACACCGTCTTTACATCACCACCATATTTTGGTGTAGAGAGGTATAGTTATGATGATACTCAAAGTTGGGTTAGATATAAAACTATTGATGAATGGAATGATAAATTTTTACAGGCAACTATTAAAAAATTATGGTGTTCTATAAAAAGTGGTGGGTATTTATTAGTGAATATAAGTGATGTTTATGCAAGTAGTGGAGCAAAACAAAAGAAGATGGGTACTAATGGTAAGTATTGGTTGGAGATTTGTAATCCTATGAATGATTTTGTATCAACATTTACTGATTCAGAGTATCAAGGTTGTATTGGAATGGAAATGGCTAAACGACCTAATAGTGGTGGTGCAGGAACTGCAGCAGAAGATAGATTCAAAGATGAGACGAGGGAACTGGCGGAACAAACAAAAGATAAAACATTTTGTGAACCGATTTGGATATGGAAAAAACTTTAATAGAAAAAAGATTATTTACTAAAGAAGAATGTGAAAAAATAAAATCATATGCTAAATTAAAAGTTAGAGTAATTGATGTCTACCATAACGAATATGAAAAGGTTGGTAGTAAAATGTTATCAGATACTTTGCCTTGGGGTAACTCACCTTATGATATATCTTGGGTTTATAATAGGATTAAGGATTGGACAGATACCTTAGATTTAAACATTGATAATCTTGGTTACTCAATGATAATATGTCACTATAGTAAAGGTTGTTATTTTAAACCACATATAGATGATGTTATGACAGGTACTGAGGGTGAAATTCTAAGGAAGAGATGTTTTACGATTGGTATTCAATTATCTGATAAAGAGTATGGTGAATATGAGGGTGGAGAATTACAATTTGAAACTAACGATGGTGTTAGAACAATGAAACAAGATGCTGGGTATGTTTGGATAGCAGATAAACATTTACATTGGGTAAATGAAGTTACATCTGGTATTCGATGGAGTGTTCAGATATTTTTAGAACAAGATGCAATAAAGGAATAGTATGGAAGAAATTAAAAATACCCTATGGGTAGAAAAGTATCGGCCGCAATCGCTTGAAACTTACATTGGGAATGAACATCTCAAGAGTAAGGTAAAGGTGTATTTGGAGAGTGGGGATTTACCACATTTATTATTGTATGGGCGTGCAGGTACAGGTAAAACCACTCTCGCTAAATTACTCGTTAATAATATAGATTGTGATTATTTATATATTAACGCATCTGATGAAAATAGTGTAGATGTAGTTCGTGATAAAGTAAAGAACTTTGCATCAACACTTGGATTCGCCGAGATGAAAATTATTATCTTGGACGAGTGTGATTATATTACACCGAATGCTCAAGCAGCATTAAGAAATCTAATGGAAACATTTTCAAAACATTGTAGGTTTATCCTAACTTGTAATTATGTTGAAAGAATAATTGACCCAATCCAATCAAGATGTCAATCCTTTCAGATTATCCCACCCGATAGAAAACAAGTCGCGATGCATATGTCGAATATCTTACAGAAAGAATCGGTAGATGCAAAAGTAGATGATATCGTAACGATAGTAAATGGTGGTTATCCCGATATCAGAAGAGTAATCAATGCTGCTCAGAGACAAGTAGTAGATGAAAAACTCGTTATAGATGAAGCGATGAGTACACAAAACGATTACAAGTTAGAAGTTTTAGAAATCTTGAAAACACAAGATAAGAAGAATAGTTTTAAGAACATTCGACAACTATTGGCAGATTCCAAAGTTACAGATTTTAGTGATATGTTTAGGTTGTTATTTGATACAGTCGATGATTGGGGTAGAGGACATGTAGCAGAATGTATCTTAGTATTGAGTCAATACCAACAAAGTGATGCAGTAGTAGTGGATAAGGAAATAAATGCTATGGCAATGTTTGTTGAGATAATAGGAAAAGTAAAATGAATATGAAAGCACAAAAACCAATAGGTAAACCACAACAGAAATTAGATTTAAGTAAAGCAGATACATTAAATTGTCAAGCGTGTGGTAATTATTTATTTATAACATCAACAATTATCAAAAAGATATCTGCAATTATGTCACCAAATGGTCAAGAGGGATTAATTCCAATTGAAGTATTTAGTTGTGGTAATTGTGGTCAAGTACCAAAAGAGATGTTAAAGGGTACAGGTTTAGAAACACCTTAAAGATGTTGTTCAGCATCAACAGAGAGGATGCAGAAGTATCTGATTTATGTCCATCGTTTGATTATGATGAGTGTACCTTATATAATTTACAATATGAGATAGATTACTTTAATTCAATAATCAAATGGGATGGTATGTGGGATTTACCTAAAGCAAAAATCAGATTAGACAATGGATGGAAGTTTGTAGTATTTAATCCACAATCAATAATTCAAGGTTGGGGTTGGTTAAATACAGAAACAAGGGAAATATGTAATATCTATGTAAATCCTAAATATAGAAATAAAGGTATAGGTGGTGAGATTGTTAATTCACTACATAGATATTGCCAAGATTGGGATACTTGGTGGGCACAATCAGATAGTTGGAATAAATCCGCACAGAAGATGTTCCTAAATAGTAACTATAATGTAAAAATATGATATTTATATATGAATAAAAGTATCATTAGGAGAAGTTAATGAGTATAGTAAATTATACACAAAAATCAGATGTAAACGCTAAAGTAAAAGAACTTAGTGATTACATAACAGGTAGTGCAGGAGATTGGCCAGACCATAGTTATTCAGCATTTATTGGTGCATATGATTTTACTATTGAGAGTGGTAGTAATGATACAAAAATATTTGAGTTTAATACAAATCCAAGTGTACAGATACCTTTATCAGTACAAGGTTCGGATTTCTTTGATAGAATTGCACAATATGCTGTTACACAAAGTTATAGTAGTGTAAATGTTTATGGTTCTACTTGGGCAGATATGCAAAATCCAAGACAAACTAAACTTCAAAGTATATCCGCAAGTTTTGCTAATCATAACATAAGTTCTTCTTTTGTTTATGAGAGTTCAGCACCATATGTTAATTCTCGTGTAGAGGCATCTTCAAGTAAATTTCATCTTTTCGTTGATACACCAAATGGTTACGGAGCAGATGATACATTATATAGAATGGGTACTGGTTCTATGGATAAAACTAATTTTAGAACTATACTTCAGAGTGCAAATGTTGGTGAGACATTTATAGATAATTTTGTTTCATCATCAGTTACAGCTAATACTGGTGTAGGAACTTGGCCAGATTTTGTTTTAAAATCTAAAACTGAAGATGGTTCATTATTAGTTAGTCCATTCAATATAAGTTTTAACTCATATGTAAGTAATGCAGAACAACAGAATATATACTCATCTACCTATGTAGATGCGGATGGAGTTGAACAAACCTGGGAATCAAATTCGGATTATAAAGAGAGTATGACATATTGGTATGATATTGAGACGAGTGCTGGTATATCTACTTATCCAGAAAAATTTATTCCATCTTCTGGTAGTTTAGATAGTAATGGAAATAAATACTTAGGGACTGGTAGGGCATATGTATTATTCACACCACAACATACAGATGTATTGTGTTCTTATTATAGTCCACAATACATACAAATAAATCCACCTACAGGTGTAAGTTCATCTGCAGATAATGATTGGTATAAGTGGAAACTACTTGCAAATAGAGGTACTACAACACCGAGTGGAAGTTTAATTCGTATGTATGATGGTAGTACTAAACAAATACAAGATGTAGAAGTTGGTGATGTGGTTAAATCATATCAACCAGTTGGAATGAGTTTAAGTGACCACGATTTTGCAGCATATTCATCAACAGATTTAACCAATAGTGTTTCGAGTGGTTCAGTTGTACTTGAGGTATCTTCTAATGTACAGCCAGAACATTATGTAATAAATGATACTTATAAGTTTGGTTGGATGGGGATGATATTTGTAAAACGAGCAGGCGAGTATAAGTTCCTTAGAGGATTTGAAATTGAAGTTGGTGATGAACTACTGGATAAAGATGGTAATCTTGTAGAGGTAACATCAACAGTCGAAGTAACTAGCGATGAAACTTTCTATTCATTAGATGTAGAGGATATTGATACTTATTTTTCAAGTGATATATTAGTTCATAACTTACCACCAAAAGGACCTTAAAGAGTAAGTATGAAAAAAAATAATGGTTTTAAGTATTATGTTGAAAAGGAAAACTTTCTAAGTGATTCAGAAATAGATTTTATTAAAAATAAAAGTTTTGGTGAATCTCAACACACAATCAATACCAATGGTAGTAGAGCCGAACTTGTTGGTTTGGGTGGTAGTGAGGTTAGAGATTACAGAAAAGCAACAGAGTTCCAAATAGAAAGTAGTAAAATTACTGATAAAATATTAAATCTCACTAAGGTTGCTAATAAACTACATTTCAATTACGATATTGATTGGGATTCTTACGAGAATTTCAAACTATTAAAATATGTAAAGGGTGATGGGTATGGATGGCATCCAGATTTTGGTAAAGGTGATGAATCAACGAGAAAATTAAGTGTTATAGTTCAATTATCAGATGGTGATGATTATGATGGTGGAGATTTAGAGTTTGCATTAACAACCAAAGATAGTGATAGTTTTGTTAAGGGTACGAGAAAAAAGGGGAGTGTAATTATTTTTAATCCATTAGTAATACATAGAATTACACCATTACTTTCTGGCTCAAGATATTCCATCGTTGGTTGGTTACACGGAGATACTTTTAGGTGAAAGAAAACAATGATTTTAAATGGTTTATACATTTACCATTTCTTAGTGTAGAACAATGTAATGATTTAGTAAAAAAAGTTAAGGGTGAAGATAGTTGGGTTCAAGGTGGAACATATAATCCACAAGAAGAAGAGCCTACAAAAGTTAATCCATCTCACCATCGTGATTGTAATGAAATATATTTATTACCAGAATTAAATAGTAATATAAAGAATGATTATAGTTGGTTGGTAGATAAACTAAATACTATAGTAAAGATTACAAATGATAGGGTTTGGAAATTCGATATTGAACGAAATCAAGGGGATTTTAGAACTATTGAATATCAAAAGGGAGACCATTTCAATTGGCATTCGGGTACAGATGCTGGAATACTATCATTAAACAAAATAACTTGCTTGATTCAAATATCCGACCCAAAAGATTTTGATGGTGGTGATTTACATTTTGCATTTAGTAATGAAAAAGAAGATTTTTTTAAATGTCCATATAAACAAGGATATTTATTTATGTTCCCATCGTTTACGAACCATATGGTTACACCACTTAAAAGTGGAGAAAGATTTATAATGAGAGAAACCTACATAGGAGAACCACTAAGATGAAAAAGAATGAAAACTTTCAATGGTATATGACAAAACCAAACTTCTTTACACCAGAAGAATGTGATGAGTTTATTGAAAGGGTTAAAAGTACGGAAAAGGGTGAGACAGGTTGTATAGAACCACATATGGGTTCAGACCATAATTTAGAATTTAGAAGTGTTAAAGAATGGTATTTACATAAAGATATGAGAGATTATGCAAAGGGTGATTATTCAGATATACAACAGAAATTATTTCTATCTGCAAAAGTAATGAATCAGTTATCTTGGAACTTTAATATTCAAGAAGTAGAAAACAATATAAAAATGATTCAGTATAATGGAGAGACTGAAGATTTTTATACTTGGCATTCAGATTTTAATGCAGGTCAAAGTTCTTTAAGAAAGTTAGCGTGTATTGTACAATTAACAGACCCAAGTGAATATGAGGGTGGTAAAACACAATTTGCTATACAAGACCCACATTCTATGGAGTATTATACAATTCCACAAGAAAAGGGAACTTTAATTGTATTCTCACCAATATTTTTTCATAGAGTAACTCCAGTTACAAAGGGAATACGACATTGTATTCAAGAAT